CTACAAGAAGGCACAGAAAGAAAAACAAGCACAAGCGCAACTTGACATTGAACAGTTGAAAGATCAACTTAAAGTAGCTGAAAAAGAACAAAGATTTAAACAAGTTCGACAACTGTCCGATGAACTAAAACGCCGGGGGCTGTCAGACGAAGACATTGGCACGTTGCGATCTAATGCAGTAACAGATGTAAAAAATAATTTTAAGAATAATCTTAAGCAAATGGCACCTAATCAGCCACCAGCAGCCCCTCCAATATCAACTGATCAAATGCGTGGAACAAACCCTGACCTGCCAACCACTCAAGATTATGCTAATTTAGAAAAACGCCTACAACAGGCCCTGGCAGCACAAGGACAAACTCAATGAGATTACTAGAAGGCGGCAATGTATTCAAAGATGCTGACGGCAACCCACTCACCGGCCGTATCAATCAAAGCGATGTGCCGGCCACAGTGCAATGGTTGGAAACACTTACAGGTTTGGAATTTCCACGTGAGCGTTGGTTGGGCTCAACTGGACGCAAACCCACTTCGGGTGATATGGACATGGCAGTGGATGCTAGTGAAATATCCAAAGAACAACTCACAGCAAAACTAACACAATGGGCAATAAGCCACGGACAAGATCCCAAGGCCTGGGTAAAGAAAGCTGGTGAAGTACACCTGCGCACACCCATTAATGGCCGTCCTGAAAATGGCTATGTTCAAACAGACTTCATGTTCTTTCCCAATTTGGATTGGGGACAGTTTTATTATGGCGGTGCAGACGATTCAGCCTACAAAGGCATGAACCGCAATGTGCTGATGAGTTCAATTGCCAAACAACTGGGACTCAAAGTAGGTGCCAACGGCATGTTTAGCCGTGCCACCAATCAGCTGGTAGATGGCGGTATGGATCCTGACTACGTGGCCAAAACATTATTAGGCACAACAGCCACCCGAGAAAATCTTAAGAACGTGGAAAGCATTTATGCTGCTTTGGCACGAGACCGAGCTCGTGATGCCAAGCTGGCTGACTTCCGTGAATATTTAAGTCGTGAAGGCCTGCAAGAACCTGGTGCTGTGAATGAAAATACAGAAGTACACTTCCTAGCCAAGCTACGTGATAGAATTGTCAATCAAGGCATGCAGCCACTGATTGAAACAGAAGCAGCCAATCCGTATCAAATCTACGAAGCAGAAGAGCCTGGTGTGGGTGGCAGAGCCAAGGGCATTGAACACTTGGAAGATCTAATATTCCGCAAAGGCTCACGTGGTGTGGATGAAGCATTGGCCATCATCCAGCATGCCGCAGACGCACCGCAAAAAACCACCAGCGTAAAGTGGGACGGCAAACCGGCTGTGATATTTGGCCGCAAGCCCGACACAGGAGAGTTTGTGCTCACTGATGGCTCAGGGTTTGAAGCCAAGGGCTACGATGGACTTGCTACTAGCCCCCGAATGATGGCACAGATTCAAAACACAAGAAAAGGTGAGCGTGCGGAGTTGGTGCAATTGTATGCGGATCTTTGGCCACAGTTAGAAGCGGCTGTGCCTGAAAACTTCCGTGGTTATGTAAAAGGTGACTTGTTGTACTATCCACAACAGCCATGGGAAGAACAAGCTGGCAATCTTGTGTTCAAGCCCAACACAGTGCAATATCGCATACCTGCCAAGAGCGCACTAGGACAACGAATTCGCAACAGCACCACAGGCATTGCCATGCACACCATGTATGCTGATCAAGGTGAGCCCAAACAGCCACTCAGCAGAGTAAAATTCAATGAAGTTCCAGGATTGTTGCTGATTGAACCAATTTTTGGTAAAGGTACTGCACCTCAAGATCCTGCACAGGCCAAAGGCCAGTCAGCATTGATCAAACAAATCAAACAAATACGCAACAGCAAAGGCGCTGCTATTGATACCTTGTTTAATCCTGCCGAACTGCGAGCCATGCAAATTACAGACTTGGCCAAACTGTGTGTGGATTACATCAATTTTAGAATCAAACAACCCAGCGGCAACTTTGACAATCTATTGGGAGGCTTTGGCGAATGGTTACAGACCAAAGTCACTCCAAAGAAATTTGCTAACATTGTGGAATACCTAAGAAGCCCGGCCAGCAACACAGAAGGCCTGGCCGCTGCATTTACCCTGTTTATTCTGCTACACGATCTAAAGCTAGACATTCTACGTAACTTGGACTTGAAAGATCCTGGGCACGAAGGCTGGGTGATGGCCACGCCTGCAGGCTATGCTAAAGCAGTAAATCGCTTTGATTTTACCGCTAGAAATGCCGCACAAAACAATCCTCAACAGGCGTAATTTTTGCCAAAAGACTAAATAAAAGCAGGTCCACCGAGACCATTAACTTTAAAGGATTTTTATCATGGCATATTTCGCACCCGTAAATGGCGATTCACAACCAGTATTCGCATTAGACACACAAAACGGTCCAGTTGCTCCTAGCACTTCATTGGCTGGTCAACCTGTACAACCACAAGGTCCAAAACTGGACTTTTTCCGCTTGGTCGCTAACGCCAGCGTAAACGGCGAAGGCGGCGTAACAGAATACGTTGCTAACGTGTTGCAAGCAATTCAACAAACTTCAACTGTGGCCATGTACCAAGTTGACGGCGTTGCAATTTCAGTTGCTACATACCCAACAGGCGCTTTTGCTAACGCCAGCACCAACACTTCTGCTGCTGTAATGTTGGCTGCTGCTAACGTTACCTACACTGGTTTCCAGTTAGACAGTTGCACAAGCGTTGGCTTCAAGCTAACAACCTAATCAATCATTTGATTCAATCAACCCCGGAACTAAAAACTCCGGGGTTTTTGTTTGGCGTTAAATACTCACAGAATGAAGATACAAGGCCGAACACTATTTGATTGCAGTCCCACTGGCATTACTGGTCATTTTAGATCAAGTCAAATGCCCTTTGAAGATCGTGTGGGGCAAGTCATACGCAATATCGATGACTGGAACCGTGCCAGGAACCAACAACGCAACTGGGAAACTCTGCAACAAATGATCAGCTTGCGAGCACAACCTGACATTGTGCAATTACCTCGATTGCATGACACGCAATGGGTGTTTGAATTTGAAGTAGAAACTGCCGGTGTATATTCAACCACAGGCGAAGTTGATGACTTGACTGGATTGCTAAATGAGTGTGCTGGCATACCCATGATCGTCAATCTAAACGAAGCCGAGCAGTTAGAACCCAGTTTGACTGTTAATGGACCCAACCAGAACTTGTGGTTCGAAACCATAAATAAATGACCGGGAGTAATAATGGCTGACACAACTGATATCGAAAAGAAAAGTCTAGAGGCACATGTTGAATTGTGTGCTGAACGGTATCGCCTGCTGGAAGTCAAGCTGGAATCAATGGATGAAAAGATCACTACTCTTTTTGGTGTGATAGCCGAACTGCGTGGCATGTTACAGGCCACCAATACCAAAAACAACGATAGACTACTCAGCTGGGGTGTGGGCATAATTGCTACCCTTGTGGGCGCTCTGGGTTGGGCGGCTGCGCATTTGATCAAACTATGACTCGAGAACAAAAGCTAGAACGCTGGGCCGAGCGTGAAATTCGTCGCAATATACACACAATGATTGTGAATGATGAATCAGGCGGATATGTGGCATTTGGCCGATATCATTTGCGTCCGGCATTTCAAGCATTTGAAGTATACACATCGGGCGATAATCTAATAGGCACTTTCAGCAACAAACGCACAGCAATCAGCTGGTGCGTGGCTGACAATCACAATCAGCTTAGACTGGCGCAAAGCATTAAGACTTTGGACACCAAAAAACAAACACTGTCAGCAGACATCTACTGTAGACAACAAATGGCTGATCGCAGCCGAAATAACGGATTTAGTGAAGTGGTATTGACCAAGTTACAACCCAAGGTTCAGCAGCATACCTTGGTGGATCAGGAACTTGAAAAATGTTTAATTTCGGCTAAATATATACAACTTAGGGGATTCCAAAATGAAACTGCAAGAACTAGCGGCAACCAAGCCAACTAAACAAATAGCCCGTGTATTCGAAAGCTATTTTGGCTCACGCATGAAGTTTGACCAAATTACCGGCAAGCAAGCTCAGAAAATGTTGAGCCGTGTGCGTGGCGTACTAGGCGAAACTCGTCGTCAACCTTCGTTCCATCAAAGCGAACGCAATCCAGCCTATCTCAAGCTGTTGATGATGGAACAGGCTCTAACTGCTAGAATTAGAGAAGACATGGCACCTGCTGCTCCTGCTGCTCCTGGCGCACCTGCTGCCCCAGGCGCACCTGCTGCTCCAAATTTATCACAAGCCACTTCAACAGTGAAAGATCCAAAGCTAAAAGCTGCATTAGATAAAAGCACCAAAGGTCAGACTCTCACACCTGATGAACAGAAACTTGTGGCTGGTGCGGCACTCATGCAAGCCGAAAGCCGACTGCGTAATGCTTATCGCATGCTGAAAGAATCAGAAGTGCAACAAGCCCAAGTGGTGTTGGCTGCACAAGACATGGTCGACAAGATGCAATCAATGTTGGAAGATGCTAGCGAAATGCAATTCAAAGAACTGCCTGCCCTAGTTGATTCAATCAAGAATCAAGTGGGCATTGACCAAGCGGCTCAATTCAACACAGATGCCACAGCTGCACTCACAGGCCTGGTACAAAATCTCCAAGGTGCCAAACAACAACTGGATTCTGCACTTGGCGTGGTAACCGGTGCAACACCTCCACCTGACGCCGGTATGGCAGCTATGGGAGGCGTGCCTGGCGGCAACATGGCAGCTGCTGATGACATGGCCGATGCTGGCATGGATGACTTAGACGCTGCCGCTGGTATTGCTGGTGATGAAATTGCACCTCCTCCTGAGGAGCCAGGTCCTGTTTCCTCTGCTGCACTTGGCCGCGGCAAGAGATAATGCGAATTGACGAAGTTGATCAGTCTGGAGCCGACCCTAACAAACTAGTAGGGTTGGTCAACTTCTTGGCAGGGCGAGCAGGCGACACAAATGCTCAAAAACAAATCAGTCAAAATGCGTTTATTTCTGCTGCTCAAAGCCTGGGTATTTCTATTACCAGCCAAAATCTTGGTGACATTGTGAGTCAACCCCCACTAAGTGGTGTGTTGGAACCACTAGATCCAAATTCCGGAATGGTCACATTCAAAGGTGCTGATATTGGTCCAGAAAAGTTGTCAGTACAACAAAGTCAACAAGTGGTAAACAAAATGGCCAAATCAGCCATGAAGCGGCCAATGTAACCAGTCAACTAATTGTTGACACAAGGCGTTAAATATAGTATACTATGCTGTAGGAGGCCCGTATGAAAAAACTCAT